GAAAAGGAAGTTGTTGACACAATCTTGAAAATTGCCAAGAAGGTGGCGCACAGGTATACATTTGCCTCCTATGAAATAGAAGATATAGAGCAAGAGGCGTTTTTGATTGGCGTTGCGGGCCTTGAGAAATATGATCAGTCGCGGCCTCTTGATAATTTCATGTATGTGCATATAAATAATAGATTAAAAACCTTTAAGCGTGACAATTACTATAGACTAGAGCATGGGGCGGCTGAACGAATACAAAAATCCAAGAAAGGGATTCTTGAACCCTTAGATATTCATGGTTTATATAATATTGCTACAGATGGTGATATAAGTCAAGATGTGCAGCTTTTGGAGATGTTGGAAAATATAGATGATAAATTACCATCGGATATGAGGGCGGATTACTTAAAGTTGAAGAACGGTACATCATTACCTAAGAATAGACGGGCTAAGGTTATCGCTTTGATACAAGACATTATAGATGGGGAAAGTTATGAAGAAGGGTAGGTTTTCATTTGAAGAGATGTCCTATATCGAGCAGAACTGCGAGGTTCTTTCTCCTGAAGCGATAGCAAAAGAATTAAATCGCGATCCAACCTCTATCCAGACATGGATCAAAAAGAAAGTGGGCTTTTCAGCAAAACAAAAGAAAGAGGCGGCTGTCGCAAATGAATTAAGGGAAAAACCTTACTTCAAAGAGTTGTCGAATCAATTTACGCCAGAAGAGTTGGATATGTTTGAGTTCCACTTCAAAAAGATGTGGAGCCAGTTCAAAGACGATGTGTTTCACACGGAGGAAATGCAAATAATTGATACGATCAAACTTGAACTCCTCATGAATAGGATTCTCAAATCTCAGCACGAAAACCAGCAGTCAATAATATTGAACGATAGGGTTATTCAGAACGAAAAGGCGCGAGACAAAGATCAGAGGGACATTGATCTAATAATGAACACAGAGCGCCACATAGCCATTCTGCGGGCTTCACAGGAAACCCTGAGTAAAGACTACAAAGATCTTCAGGCACGCAAGGCGACGATGCTGAAGGATCTCAAAGGCACAAGAGAGCAAAGAGTTAAAGCTATCGAAGACTCAAAGCTTACATTCGTATCACTTGTGAAGAAATTGGCAACAGATCCAAAATATAGAAGTGAAGTAGGAATAGAGATGGAAAAGATGAGATTAGCAATGGAATCAGAGAAAGAACGTCTTTCTGATTATATACAATATAACGACGGCATCGTAGATCAGCCGTTTTTGACACCGGAAACGCTAAAGGAAGAAGAATGAAAGCAATCATTTTTGGAATAACAGGACAGGACGGCAGCTATCTAGCGGAACTCTTACTAGAGAAGGGCTATGAAGTAGTTGGAGTGACCAGAAGGGTGAGCGTACCCACACTAAATCGAATTGAACATATTCTGCCTAAAATAAAAATTGTTGAAGGTGACATTACGGATGCGTTTAGTGTTAGTAATATAATCAAAGAAGAGGAGCCTGACGAGATTTATAATCTTGCTGCACAATCTCATGTTGGGACGAGTTTCAAGCAACCTAGCCTGACTTGGGACGTAACTGCTGGTGGAGTGCTGAATATTCTGGAGGCAATAAGATATTCTAGCAGAAAAGACAATATAAAGTTTTATCAGGCCAGTTCAAGCGAAATGTTTGGTAAGAACTATAGCTTGCGAGAGCAATTTGTGGACATATTAAAATACCAAGACGAGAAAACACCATTTGCGCCCCAGAGTCCATATGCTATTGCTAAATTGGCGGCTCATCACCTTGTGCGGAACTATCGTGACAGTTATGGGATATTCGCCTGTAGTGGGATTTTGTTTAATCATGAGAGCGAAAGGAGGGGCGAGAAGTTCGTAACCAGAAAGATTACCAAGTGGATTGGTGAGTTTGTAGCTTCTGGTATGGACAAAGAGTTTCCTGCGCTACGATTAGGCAATCTAGACGCAAAACGAGATTGGGGCCATGCAGAGGACTATGTGCGGGCCATGTGGGAAATGATGCAGCATGAAACACCAAACGACTATGTGGTGGCTACTGGCGAGACTCATTCGGTCAGGGATTTCTTAGACGTGGCTTTCAAGCACGTAGGAATTGACGACTGGGAAGATCTTGTGGTAATTGACCCAGAGTTTTACCGTCCATCAGAAGTAGACTATTTATTGGGGATACCAGCTAAGGCGAAGCGTGTCTTGGGCTGGGAACCTGAGATTTCATTTGAAAAACTAGCAGAAAGAATGGTGGATAGCGATGTCGAAGCGGCGAGACTACGACGACCCGATATACAAAGAGTTTAGGCGTAAAGTATTAAAAAGGGACAAATATACGTGTCAAATGTGTAAAAAGAGAGGGAAGAGAGCTAGATTAAACGTTCATCATATAATGAAATGGTCTTCCGCTGCCTCCCTGAGATATGACACCGACAACGGCATAGCGCTCTGTAGCGCTTGTCATAAGTCTGTGACAGGGAAGGAATCTCACTATGTTTTATATTTTTCAGAACTAATTAAAAGAAAGAGATAACAATGTTCAACAAAGAAGAAAAATCTACATTTAATAAGGACTGGGGTCTAGACAATAAAAAAATATTAGAGAAGTCTAGAGAGGTTTTTATAGAGACTCCCAAACCAGATAAACTAAACGATGCTGGCTCTATTATAGATACTATAAACGAAAATCCCGGTAAACCCGCTATTTTTGAAAACTGCACAGGCTCTACTTTTAATCAAGTTTACAACGCCGTTGGCAGAGTTAAGCCAACTTGGGATGCAGCTAAAGGAATTATAAAATACAAACAATGATACCTAAATATAAAGTAATTAAAGACACAAGAGAGCAGGATGGATGGTTTTTCTCTCCGTATGATAAGTGTTCTGGGATGGAAGTTGGAACTCTTAACACAGGAGACTATACCCTTGAAGGTTTTGAGGATGTTGTCTGCATAGAGAGAAAAGCTTCTGTGTCTGAGATTGCTATAAATTTAGGTAAAAAGAAAAAAACCTTTTATAATGAAATAGAAAGGATGAGGGATTTTCACTTTCGGTATTTACTCTTGGAGTTTTCGGCTTCTGATCTTATAGACTATCCACACAGCCTGTTAAAGACGGAAGAAGATAAAGAACTCTACGAAGCATATAAGGAGGGAAAGATAAACCTTCCCAAGTTTAAAAGGTTTCAGGTCATAGAGCAAACAAAAATAAGCGGAAGATATTTACTAAAGGCTCTGATGGAGATTTCTATAACATATGATGTTAATGTGATATTCTGCGATAATAAACACAATGCATTTATGGTGTGTAATAGTATCTTCAAAAGATTGAACGAGCTATTTCATAAGGAGCAAGATGTCAAACGTTAGAGACGCTATTGGTGAAATACATAACTATGGAATTGATGTCAAGGATAGGGAAATTTATTTACACTCAGCGAAGGATGGTGGAGATGACGATCCCGGCGTAGACTATAGAATGGCTATAAATTTTGTAAAGAATGTAAGGTATTTAGATAACTTAAATAATAATGAAATAAGAATAAACATGCAGAGCATTGGCGGCAGTTGGCAAGCCGGAATGACCATATTCGACGCTATATCAGCATGTAAATCATATATAACAATAGTAGCCTATGGTCAAGCCGAATCAATGAGTGGCGTTATACTACAAGCCGCAGATAAACGACTGATGTCTCCAAGTACACACTTTATGGCGCACTTCGGCTCTACGGATTGCAGTGGCGAATATCTAAATTCCCAAAATTGGGCAGCGTTAGATAAAGATAACCTAGACCTTATGCTTAATACATTTGCCGCCAAGTGTTACAAAACTGGAAAGTTCTTCAAAGAAAAAAAATACAATATTTCAAAAACAAAATCATACATAAAAAGAAAAATGAAAGATGGAGATTGGTATCTTAGCTCGGGAGAGGCTGTATATTACGGCTTTGCTGATGGTATATCTGAATGATAAGCGATAAGCAAAAACTAGAAGATGCGTGGCTAGGAATAGACGTAGATCAAAAACTATTATTTAATCCTATGGATTTTATAATGGAGGGGGCAGATAAGGATCAACTTCTAGAAAGAATAGCTTGGTTGATGATGAGGCCAGAGTATCTCTCCTTCGCCTGTAAATATATATTAAATATAGAATTATTACCCTTCCAGTCCTTACTTCTTTATGAGTTGTGGAATAGGAAGTTTCCAATGCTTATCGGAAGCAGAGGGATGGGAAAATCATTCATGCTTTCCGTTTACCCGCTTCTTCGCGCTCTATTTATGCCGGGTAGAAAAATCATTGTTGTCGGCGCAGCATTTAGGCAATCAAAAGTTCTTTTTGAGTATATGGACACAATATGGAAAAACGCGCCCGTTCTTAGGGATTTGTGCGGATCTAACAGTGGCCCAAGAAGGGATGTCGATAGATGTGTGATGCATATAAACCAAAGCACCATAACGTGTTTACCTCTTGGTGATGGTAGCAAGATTAGAGGTCAGAGAGCTAATGATATTATCGCTGACGAG